ATGACGAAGGCGTTGCCAGCTCTGGACCTCCTTGCCCTGCTCGACTCTTGGCAGCTCTGCCTACGGGCCGAACGCAAGGCCGAAGAAACCGTAGACGGATACGGTCGCGGCGTGCGTCAGTTCGTCGCCTGGTGTGAGGCCGAAGGCGTCGAACCTGCCGTCGATAAGCAACTGGTCCAACGGTGGGTTGCCGAGCTGCTGGCCGCTGGCCGGGAGGCCGCTACCGTCGTTTCGCGGCAATTGGCGATGAAGCGGTTTTCGGCCTGGCTGACCGCCGAGGGCGAACTAGACCACGACCCCCTGCTAGGGATCGCCCGGCCCAAGATCGACGTGAAGGTTGTCGAGTCCCTGACCGATGACGAACTTAAGGCCATGATCAAGGCGTGCGCAGGCCGGGAACTTCGGGACCGGCGCGACGAAGCAATCCTTAGGCTCATGGTCGAGTCGGGGGCGCGTGCCAGCGAGATAGTCGGCATGAAGGTTGCCGACGTGGACCTGACGCGCCTTATCGCTGTCATCTATCGCGGCAAGGGCGGTAAGGGTCGGATTGTCCCGTTCGGCGCTCAGACGGCGCAGGCCATCGACCGCTATTTACGGTTGCGCCGTGGCCATGTCCTGGCCGACTCCTCCCCCGCACTGTGGCTTGGTGAGCGCGGCAAAGGGTTCTCCTACGACGGCTTGTATCGGACGCTGAAATACCGGGCTGAGAAGGCCGGTGTCGAGAACTTCAACCCCCACAAGCTGAGGAATACAGCCGCTACACGGTGGCTCGCTCGCGGTGGGTCTGAGGGCGGTCTGATGGCCGTTGCCGGGTGGTCGAGGCGCGACATGATTGACCGTTATACGGCGGCGACCGCTTCGGAGCGTGCCGCTGCTGAGGCCCGTGGGTTGGGGTTGGGCGACCTGTAGTCACATTATGGTCGGGCGGCGTGTCTGCTTGAAGTCGAACACCTGTTTGGTAGCCTCTGCGCCGTAAGTCGTGGACGCGAACAGCAACGAATCTTCCCTACTGGTGACGAAACCACCGTATGGGCGCGTCCAGTCAGGTTGTAGAGCGCTGTGCTTATGGCGCTCGACTGGAATCGTTGCGGAGTTCTAACTATGCGTTCAGTTGCTGAACATTCCTTGGCGTCCCGTATGGGCGCACATATGTCTTGGGCCAACACAGATGACCGGCCAGGCCGGACCTTGGCGGCGCGGCGGGCCTTTATCGACAAGTTCGAGAAGCTGGCCGACCCTGACGGGGTGTTGCTGCCTGCGGAGCGGGCTAAGCGTGCTGAGTCGTTGCGCAAGGCGCATTATTCGCGGTTGGCGTTGAAGTCGGCTCAAGCGCGGCGGCGGCGGGCATCGTGAAGCGCCGCCCACTAACCCCTACGTTGTGGGATGCGGTGATGAATGCTGCCAGCGGGCAGGCGGTGAGCGCGGCGGCCTAGCTGGTGGGGGCGAGTGCGGCAGTAATGCACCCGTCCCCTTTTTCTTTGAAATTGCAGGTCAGGGCCGTATAGCCATCGCCGGATAGCTTTAGACGGTAAAGACATAATGTGAGCATGTTTGAATATTGTCAGCGGCACAACTGTATCTAAATACGGTTTAGCTGACCTCTACGAATTAACCCCGTTGCCGGGGGGCCTGTGTTTTGGGTCCGGGTCGCAGAGCGGTTCGCCTGCAAGTAAGTCAGTTTCATTTAGTTAACGGGTGCAGCGTCTATTTCGTGCTGCCCGAATCATTTTTAGGAGGTAGCCGATATGGGCGAATATGTCGACATTGTGGAAGCCGCCCGAATTATCGGCGTCTCTGTGAACACGTTGCGACGGTGGCGACGGCTGAATAAGGGGCCGGTGTCATTTACGGTCGCGGGCCGTGTCATGTACGACACTCACGACATTCATTCGTGGTGGGCCGATCAGCGTTACCAGACGCGGCGCGGCGGAATGTGAATTGCGTTAAGCACGGCTTAGAGCCTTAAGGAGCCCAGGGGGCGCAGAGGGGACCATATGAGTACAAACCCAATCAATTGGATAGGGGACCGGCCACAGCAGGGGTATGCCTGCATTCCAAACGAACTGGCCAGGGATGGCGAATTGAGTTCGGTAGCGCGGTCTGTAGCGCTCTATCTGTGGTCGCATGAGAACGGTTGGAAGTCGTCACAGGCCGCGATCACTAAGGCGCTCGGCATCGACCGGGAGTCAGTCAGGGCGGCGCTACGCGAGCTGTCCGAATCTCGCTGGTTGGCAATCTTCAAGGTCAGCGACAAGCGGCACGCCTACTACGCGCATCCGGCCCGCAAGCTGACTGAGGCTGAGCACGCGGCCCTGGCCCTGCATGGCGGAAATCCCGCCATAGCCAATCGGGTGCATGACGGAAATCCCGCCATAGCTATGACGGAAATCCCGCCATACAACATGGCGGAAATCCCGCCAAGCGGCATGGCGGAAATCCCGCCATCTAAGAAGACTAATAAGAACACCAATAAGAAAACCAATGAAGAACACGGTAGTTACGTAAGTAACGCGGGCGCGAGCGCGCAGGACTCACCTAGCGCCGCTGATGAAAAAGAACTGGTTGATTGCTCCGCCCTTATGGACGAATGCGCGGCCATGTTCCGTACCCCACTTCAAAGCGGCTTAGGAGTAGGGGAGTGCTCGGGTTTCGATGGAGACGAACAGTTCGTCTATGAATCAGATTTGTACGACCAGGACGATTGGAGCGCATATGAGGATCAGGACTAACAACGGCCAGCCGATTAACTTGTCGGTGCGTCAAGATGGCGGCGTGACCATTTCTCAGGGCCGTTCGTGGGTAATGGTGTCCCGTGCTGAGCTAGCCGAATTCCTAGACGGTATTTGCACCGTTACGGGAATCATGCGCGATTAGCTCTCTAAGCCATTCTAGGCACGCCTTAAGGCAATGACCCTAGACGTTGGGCGTTCGTCGCTCAGCGGGGCAAATAGGCGGCAATTCGGGCTACTCAGCTTTAACTAACTAACAGAAAGATTCAGTCAGCAATGCAATACGACAACCTAGACGACATTCCAGTGCCTGACGGCTACACGCTTCGCGGTCCATCGTCCTGGGACTGGGACGACGAACGGAACACACGGTTCCGACTGCTGGACATTGAACGGTTCATGCTCCCGATGTGCACGTATCCAGCGGTTGAGGTCTGGGCGTGCCAGGACGAACACGGCGCGGTCTACGACTGGCTCATATCGGCCAACTACGGCGACACCTGCACGGCGGCAGAGGCACGCGAATACGCGGCCTTGCTGCTCAAGGCGGCTGACATTCGAGACAACTACTCAAAGGGGATTACATGAGCACAGACACAGTGACCGTTAGCCGGTCAGACCTACACCAGGGCGCAATCATGGTCCGTCAGGGCCGTCACATTCTGCGGCTGACTGAGCACGATTACGAGGCGCTTAAGCAACAGGCCGACGCCCTGTTTAAGGCCAGCCAGTGAGGCGCACAGTCACCGCGAGCCAGGGCTACCCGTACCGGATAGGTGTGTGGTCAGACGGTGACCTGGCCTGCATTAAGCGCAAGCACGACAACGGCAACACGTACTGCATCTACTTCAGTCGCGATGACGCAATCAACGTCACCAATGAACTTATGGACATGCTCGAACAGGGGGACGTATGACAGAACAGACCATCGAGCCAGACGACTACGAACTATCGCTAGGCGGCACCGAGTACGGCACGGCTACCCATGTCGGCCTGCACATGACGCACGGGACCACCAGGACCACAGTTGCGTTCTCTGTCCCTGACGCTGAGCGCATCGGCAAGCTACTGGTTGCCCACGCTGACTACGTGAATGGCCGTCCGCCCCGCGACTGGGGCGACTAGATGCAACGGCCCTGCATCGGGTGCGGCTGTCTCATTCCGTCCGGGTCACGGTGTGCTGACTGTCAACCGAAACGCGAACACAGAGCCACAGCGGCAGCCGCAACAGACTGGCGCTGGCGGCAGCTATCCAAGCGGGTACGCAAGCAATCCCCGTTCTGTGAGCACTGCGGGCAACGCGACCCGGCCAAGCTGACAGCCGGTCACATAGTGCCCGTGTCCGTTAAGCCGGAATGGGCGCACAACATCGAGAACGTCAGAACCGAATGCAGGCCATGCAACTCAGCACGAGGCACTAAGTACACAACCGCCGAATACGACATGGTCGAGGCACGCATTAGAGCACGCAGGCAACGCGCCCTGCGCTATTACCAATCGCAGGCTTAAGGAGAAACAACTGATGGCCGATCTAACAATCGCAATCAAAGTGCCCGAGTACGTCGTGGCCAAGATGGCTGACGACCTAGACCAGTTTGATTATGGTGCGGCAGCGATGCAGGAGCGCCTGCTAGAACTGCTGTCGCAGGCCGTGAGCGACTACGACGAACAGCGCGAGCGGCTTAAGTTCTATGCCAAGCAGGCTAAGCGGTCAGCTAAGCGATACGCCGATGCAAAGCTCGCCAGACGCTAGAACGTGAGATAAAGCGCCTTAAGGCATCCAAGGGCAGCAGCTAAGCACACCTAAGGCTCTAAGGGTGCAAGCACTGTTAGTGATCACTTGTTCTAAGGGTGCTCACGCTGTGAGGCCCCTTGCGGCTAAAGGGTGTCCACACTATGGACCCCCTTGCGACTCAAGGGGTACGGCACTATCCGCACCCTTTGCCGCTAAAGGGTGCGTACAGTGCACGCACCCTTGCAGTTAAGCGCGGCTAAGGGCCAGGCCAAAAAGCGGCAGGCCCCAGTAGTTACGCGCAAACACCGCCTGACCTGCGGATATGCCACGCGAAACGATGGGGTGGCGGGTAGACCCGACGTGCGGCTCAGCTCATCTCGAACGGCCAGCACAGAGCGGTTCCTTCACAGGAAGCGTAGCACCGCCCTGACCTGCGGGTTTAGAGCGTGACCTGCGTCCCCGGCCCGGTTCTACGGGCGTTTTAGGGCCGTTTTCGTGGGTCGTCGGCTGCAAATTCCCAGAGTTCTGGGAGTTTTCCCAGGTCAGGGCCAATGTGCGTTCTGGGCACGGTGGGGTTTGGCCTGTCACTGTGACGTAACCGCGCCGTCGAGCTGCGCCGGGTAGCGCCCGCACCAGATCGGCCTAAATCTTCCAAACGTTGGAAGTTTTCAAATGCGCGCAATTGCTCGTATTTCCATAACTGAATAACAACTTAATAGGGGGTGGCCCGGTGCGGCTAAAACCCGTAGATGATTCTCCGCTGCCGTGGACGCCCAGAGGCACGCAAACCGAACGTTTCCGAATTTTCTGCAAGAAATTCCTAAAGGTGCCTAAAGGTGAGGGCGTCGGTAAGCCGGTAATTCTGCGCGACTGGCAGCTAGACCTAATCGGGTCGGTAATGGACGCAGAGCCGCGACCACGGCTAGCCGGTTGGATGATTGGCCGAGGTAATGGCAAATCCACGCTAATGGCGATGTGGGCGCTTTATGAGCTGTTCACTTACGGCCAGGGCGCGAGCATTGTTGTCTGTGCCCGTAATCAGAGCCAGGCCGCAATCATTTTCGATACGGCCCGCCAATTCGTGCAGTTCTCGCCTGAGCTGTCGGCCCGTGTCCAGGTGTCTAAAGAGCGCATGTTCATTCCGTCGACATTTTCAAGTTTCGATTGCCTACCGGCTGAGCCGCAATCGCTAGAGGGTCTGGATTTCTCGCTGTGCATTGTGGACGAAATTGGTGTGACGCCTAAGGCCACGGTTGACGTGCTGATGTTGGCGCAGGGTAAGCGTCCTACGTCCACGCTGGTGGGCATTGGGACGCCGCCCGCTGACCTAACCGAGGGTGTGCTAAACGACTGGCGCAATCTGGCCCGTGATACCGGGGACGAATTCATTACGTGGCGCGAATTCAGCGCGGATGAATTCCAGGATCACCCGATGCTCTGCGAGCACTGCATTAAGTTGGCCAACCCGGCTTATGGTGATTTTCTCGCAATGGATTCATTCGTCACAGCGGCCAAATTGGCTAGCAGTGAGGCGGCATATCGCCGCGCCAAGCTGTGCCAGTTCATCGAGAGCAACGAACACCCGTTCCTGACTACGGATACGTGGAACGGCCTAGAGCAGGCGGGCGGTATTCCTGACGGGGCCGACGTGGTTCTAGCGTTGGACGGGTCGCTGAGCGATGACAGCACGGCCCTGGTGATCGGCATGGTGGCGGCTACTCCGCACTTTGACACGCTGGGCGTATGGGAGAAACCCAAGGGTGGCGACGACTGGCGGGTGCCGGTTTTCGAGGTCGAGCAGGCCATTAGGGACGCCGCCAAGCGGTACCGGGTTCGTGAGGTCGCTTATGACCCGTACCTGTGGACGCGTTCGGCGCAGGCGTTGGCTGTCGAGGGCCTGCCAATGGTCGAGTTTCAGCAATCGCCGCAGCGGCAGACAGCGGCAACTAATGACCTGTTCAGCGCGGCGGTTAATGGCCGATTCACACACTCTGGTGACGCTGATCTAGGGCGGCATGTCCTAGCCGCGACCGTTAAGGAATCGGATAAGGGCCTAAGGCTGTCCAAGGTTGGGCGGTCTAAGAATGCGCCCAAGATCGACCTTGCTACGGCGCTAATGATGTGCCATTCGCGTTGCACGTGGTTGGCCAGTCAGAAACCTAAGCGTCGGCGTGTTGTGTCATTCGCTTACTAAGCACTTTTAAAACTGAATAGAGGCATTTTGAATTTACTTGACGAATTGTTTTTCGCGCTGAATCTACGTCAGGCCGCATATGCTAAATGCGACCGCTATTACCGGGGCGAGCAGTCTATGGGTTTTATCAGCCCTGAATCTGAGCGGGCTATTGGTAACCGGCTAGCGCATCTGGTGGTTAATGTTCCGCGCATTCTGGTTAATAGCCTGGCTGAACGGTGCCGCATTATCGGGTTCAATCCTGACGCGAGCATCTGGGATGATTTTATTGCCAACGACTTGGATCAGCAGGCCGGAATTGTGCATCGCACGGCCCTTTTGTACGGCCAGTCCTTTGTCATCGTGTGGGCCGATGCTGACGGTAATCCAACTGTGTCGGTGGAGTCGCCGCTTAACGTGCAGGTTCTTACCGACCCGGCCACCCGTGAGATTACGGCGGCGGTCAAGCGCTGGTCTGATCGGCTTAAGGGCGAGACACACACAATGGTGTATCTGCCTGACCGTATCGAGCATTGGCGGGCACAGACGGCCAGGGCAGACACGTCCGGGGCGTTCGCACTGGTGGAGACGTTGCCCAATCCGTTGGGCGTTGTGCCGGTCGTCAGGTTCCTTAACACCGATCTTGTTAACGACGCAGGCCATTGGAATACCGATTTCTGGGGTTACGGCCACTCTGAGATTCAGGGCGTTATGGGCCTTACGGATGCGCTGTGCAAGGTGTCCAGTGATGCGCTGATTGCTTCTGAGTATCTGGCTAAGCCGCGTCGGTGGGCTACCGGCGTCGAGCTGGTCGAGGTTCCCAAGTTTGACGAGAACGGCCAGCCGGTTCTCGACGGCAATGGCGAACAGGTGATGGAAACGATCAATCCGTTTCCTGATACCGACCGGTTCATGGTCAGCAGCGACGAAAACACGAAGTTTGGGCAGTTGGCGGGCAGCTCCTTGGACGGTTACCAGAACCTTGCTGACTTGACGCTGGGCCTGATTTCCGCCGTGTCGAGCTTGCCGCCTCACTACCTGGGCATTACACACGCCAACCCGACGAGCGCTGATGCGCTACGGGCCAGTGAGGCGGGCCTGACCAGTAAGGCCGCTGACAAGCAATCGGCGTTCGGGCGGTCCTGGGAGACGGTCGGAAAGCTGATGAAAGCGGTTCGTACCGGCCAGGCCGTCGCTGATATCAAGTGCCGCGTTGTGTGGTGTGACCCGTCTACGCGGTCGGAGGCTCAGGCCGCCGATGCCGTGGTGAAGCTGTATCAGGCGGGCCTGTTGTCCAAGTCGGGCAGCCTGCGCCGTCTCGGCTATTCCGAGGACGAAATTGCCGCTGAGGCGTCGGCGCGGGCCAGTGAAGAACAGAACGAAACGCCTATGGGCCAGTTCTACGGCCATCAAATTCGCACGGGCATTGCAGAGGCAGACGCCCAAATGGCGAGCAATAAAGCACGGAGGCAATAAATGAGTGATATTGACGCTGGTCCAGGTGGCCAGGAATCAACGCAGAATGACGAACAGGCACCGCCTGATGTGGTTACGCCTGACGTGAATTCTGAACCCGCAGAAACGAAACCAGACACGTTTACGCGTGAATACGTCGAGGGTCTGCGCAAGGAAAATCGCGATGCGCGGGTAAAGGCGAAGGAAACGGAACAACTAGCGCGCAAGGTGCATACCGCCCTGGTGGTGGCAACCGGCAAGCTGGTCAACGCCGAGGAATTGCCATTTGACCCGGAACACTTGACCGACGCCGAGAAGCTGAATGCGGCCATTGACGCACTTACCGAGGCTAAGCCGTATCTACGGGTGCGGCCTGCGGGTGATGTGGGCCAGGGCCAGCGCGGCAACGGTGAACCTAAGCCAACCTGGGGCGACCTGTTTAGGCGCGCCTAGGTGGTTACCGAGACGCTAAGCGTCTACCGGGGCGACACCGACAAATACGGCAATGCAGATAAACAATTGAACGGCACCATTCAGGGTGTCATTAGTTGGGGACAGTACGCACGCAATAACGAGAAAGCGCGTGCTGAGTCTGCCTCTGTGTCGGTGGAATTGTTCGTTAAGCGCGGCACTGACATTAAGCCGCGTGACCGTGTTGTTCGTGCTGACGGCCAGGTGTTCAGCGTGGTTGGTGGCTCTATGTGGGACCAATTGCACCCTATGACCGGATTTGATTTCGGATGGACGGTTTACCGGCTAGATGCCGTAACCGGCTAGGCGCTTGATGCGCAAGCTAATAACTACATAACAATTAAATACAGAAGGAAAACTTAATATGGCAGTAACTAATGCTGTTTTGCAGCAGGCATGGACCCCGGAACAGTACGGCACTCTGATTGACACCGTTATTGCGGCTAAGTCGATTGCATTTCAGGCAAGCACGGTCACTCAGACCGCTAACGAGAAAATCCGTTTCCCAATGCTGACCGCTGATCCCGCCGTGGGTTGGTACGCAGAGAATACGTCCATTGCTCTGACCGATCCGAATACCAATGAGCTGATTGTTGTTCCTAGCAAGGTCGCTGGTCGTACTCAGATCAGCAATGAGGCCGCACAGGACACGACGCCTGGCGTTGCGGAGCAGACCGGTACCAGCTTGGCGCGGAGCATCGCTAAGAAGATCGACGCCGCGTTCTTCGCTAACACGACGGTTAACGGCCCTAACGGCCTGTTGTCGCTGGCCGGAATCAACACGGTCGATACCAGCGCGGTGCCGCTGACCTCACTTGATGCTTTCCATGAGGCCAAGTACGCGGCCCTTGCCGATGGCGCGAACCTGACGCACTTCATTCTGGCCCCTGACGTGGCCCTGGCCTTGTCTAAGGCTAAGCAGGCGACCGGCTGGAACACGGGCCTGTTGGACAACGTGGGCGACGGAATCACCCTGGCCGGTGTGCCGGTCCTGGTGTCCGTTGATGTCGCTGCGGGTAACGCGTGGGGCGTTGACGCTAGCCAGATTTTCCTGGCCCAGCGGACCGGTACCACGGTCGTTATGTCGCAGGATGCGGCGTTCGACATGGATGCTGTGCAGGTTCGTGCGACGGCCCGCGTTTCGTGGGGGTTCGCTAACCCGGCTGGCGTTGTCCGTATCTACGACGCGCCGTAATCATGCCGGGGCCGACAAGTGCTGATCTTGCGGCTTTTACCGGTAAGGAACTGAATGCAGGCCAGGCCGATGCGGTTATCGCAGTAGTTAAGGCAATGGCTAAGGCATATACGCGGGGCAAGGGGTTTACGGACGGGGAACCAAATGGCGACATTTGGCCCGTAATCCTCTCTGCCTCTGCGCGGTTGCTTGCTGACACGTCGCAGATCGTTAATCAGGAAAGTATGGGGCCGTTCGCGGTCCAGTTTAGGGCCGGGTTCGATGGTTGGTCGGTAGCCGAGAGCGGTTGTCTTAACCGCTATCGGGAACGGGCCTATTAACAAACTTCCCGTTCTTTAGAATGGGATTGTCGGGCGGTATAGGAACCGTTCGGCGGCGATAAGGGCACCGGTTCCAATCATTTAACTATGAAGGTGGGAATCCTCCGGCTGAGAGTCGCTGGTGTACCTGTCGCACACGTCGGAACAATGGTGTTTCGGCGTGCAGTTACTACACGATTGGGTGTAGTCGAAGTTGGTTGGGCGTACTGCCTTGCCGTCTTAATTGCATTTCGTTGGGTTTGTAACTGCTTAACACTGGCGATACGAAAATATGTAGCACTCCTCTATGGCGGGCCGCGTGACGGTTTGGTTAGCCGTCGTACTCTAGGCGCGGTTTTGGCCCGGCCCCTGGTGTCAGTCCCAGGGGCCGGTGCCCGCCTTAACTGGCCTTAGCGATGAACGGGGCGGCCTGGCCGTCGCCCACAAGCGCGTAACATCTTGCTGCACAACAGTTTTAGAGTACACGCCCCGTAATCTGCACTCCCCTACGTTGAGCACGGGCGGCACCGGACGCGACACGCCGACTTTCACGGCGGAGAAGTTTGCTCAGTACAGGATATTTCACACCACTACACTCGCCCATTTCCCCGTTTTCGCAGGTCAACCACAACGTACAGCCAGTCATACTGCGCGACTACCTGGACTAGCCGTTCCCTTCGCGCCGAGCGTGAAGCCATTGCGGGATTCCCACCGATTTTCCGCACTGGCTTCACGCTCGCCGTATTTGAGTGAAATCGAGTAGCCCGCTACGCAGGTGAAGCGGTGGGTCGCGGCCACAGCATGGTTCCACCCCGGTGATAGTCATCGGGCGGAACCGAAGGACACGCCATGACCGCAACACTCGAGAAGGAAGTGACCGCACCTCAGCCGCCGCTGGACGGTGACGTCGCCGATCGCCGCAGCAAGTTCCGCAAACTGACGGCGGAGACGCCCAGGGATCCCAGCGCAGAACGCGCGTTCCTGGCATCGAAGCTGGCTGTGCTGCAATCCCATCCGAAACTTTCGGCGGCCACCCGGTATGAAGGCGAGCAGACGCTGGCCGAGGCCGCGGGGCTGGCGGATAGCGCCCAGCTGGCCGCAGCGGTAGCCCCCCCGCCGGGCGGTGTCGGGTACGGGATGTTCTACACGAACAGCTTCCGCACCCGCTTCGCGCGGGGCACCGCGTTCTACTACGAGATCGTCTGCCCCCATCAACCCGGCGGGAATGTGGCCGACTACCTGTATCTGACCGCCACCAACCGGGCGCAGAAGGGTGTGGAGGCGTTCGTGTCGTACCACGCACAGGACATCGCCCGGTTCAAGGTGTTCGACTGGGCGCGTTCGGACCACTGGCAGACCGATATCCCGTTCGCGAATCTGACGTCGTACCTGCGGAGCACCTCCTCACACGGCTGGGGCCTGCAGACGCTGCTCGTGTGGAATCAATCATTCGAAATCGCACCCAACCGGTGGCGCAACGAGGTGCTGCTGCACAACCGGGCGGCCAACCGCTGGGATCTGGTGTACCGCTTCGACTACCAGTCCTCCACCGCCGAACAGACGTCGGGTTGGGTGGGCAGCTGGGGTCCGATCGTGGAAACGTTCCAGAACAGCTACACGAACACCCGCTGGCTCGGGTTCCTGAACACGATGCTGGTCGGCCGCGATGCGGCCGGCAACTGGGGACAATGGGCGCTGTTGCGTGCGGCCGACTCGACCGTACGCAATGACGGGCACGGCTTCTCTCCGCTGTTCCTGGACCCGAACTACTCGTTCGTGGTCAAGAGTTGA